TCTGGTCTAATTTTGGTCGTGATCGTGGTCTACCCATATCCTGTAATGGGGTTTATGTTCCTGACAGGATGGATGGTATTTTAGCTAAACAGTGTGAGGTGGGTATGCAGACTAAGCATGGGTCGGGGACTTCCGCTTACTTTGGCGATCTTCGTGAGCGTGGAGCATCAATCAATTCTGGTGGTGAGTCTTCTGGGGCAGTCCATTTTATGGAACTATTTGATAAGGTTGCTTCTGTTGTTTCTCAGGGTAATGTTCGTCGTGGCTCTTTCGCAGCTTACCTCCCTATTGAACACCCTGACGTAAAAGAGTTTCTCCGCATCAAGAGTGAGGGTAATGCGATTCAAGAAATGTCTTTCGCTGTAACCATTACAGATGAATGGATGAAATCAATGATTGGGGGCGACTCTGATAAGCGTCAGATTTGGGCTTTAATCATCAAGAAGAGGTTTGAAACTGGCTATCCATACTTATTCTTCCAAGATACCGCCAACAATAACGCACCAGAATGTTATCAAGACAAAGACATGAAGATATATGCTTCTAATCTTTGTAATGAGATCAGCTTGCCATCAAAAGAAGATGAATCTTTTGTTTGTTGTTTATCCTCTCTGAATCTAGTTAGATGGGATGATATTGTAGAGACTGACGCTATTGAGACATTGGTTGCATTTCTTGACGCAGTGATGGAGGAGTATATTCTAAAAACAAAACGTATTCCATTCATGGAGTCTTCTCACAACTTCGCCAAGCGTCACAGAGCTTTAGGCATGGGAGTTCTTGGTTGGCATTCTTACCTACAAAGTAAGATGATTGGCTTTGAAAGTATGGAGGCTAAAATGCAGAATAGTTCTATTTGGAAGACTATTCGCAATCGTGCAGATGAAGCTACAGCGGAATTGTCGCGAGTTTTAGGGGAGCCTATGTATTGTGAGGGGTATGGTCGTCGAAATACTACCACCTTAGCTATTGCTCCAACTACAAGTAGCTCGTTTATCTTGGGTCAGGTTTCTCCATCTATCGAGCCGCTCAATGGTAATTATTTCACCAAAAATCTTGCCAAAGGAAAATTCACCTTCAAAAACCCTTACCTCAAAAAACTCCTATCTGAAAAGGGTCAGGACAATCAAGAGACTTGGATGAGCATCCTTGAAACTGGCGGTTCCGTCCAACACTTACTCTTCCTTTCGGACGAAGAGAAAGACATCTTCAAAACCTTCGGAGAAATCAGCCAAAAAGAAATCGTTATTCAAGCGGCCCAAAGACAAAAGTATATTGACCAAGGGCAATCTCTGAATATCATGGTGGCTCCAAAAATCCCCGCAAAAGAAGTTAGTGAGCTAATGATTTATGGCTGGGAAAGCGGATTGAAGGGGTTTTACTACCAGAGAAGTGCTAATCCTAGCCAAGAATTAGCAAGATCCATGATGGAATGTAAATCTTGCGAAGGTTGATTTCATTTATATCTAAAATAAGTGTAAAGGAAAATACAATGGAGTTGGACTTTTCTAAGAAAATTAAAGAGCTTTTAGCGTTAAGTGAAGCCGCAAAACGTGGTGGACCCAAGAGTAGCGCTCAAACACCAGCTAAACCTTCTGAAAAGAAGAAGGGTTCTAGTAAGAATAAGTCTGGCTCTGCGGGTGGTAAAGGAGGCTCAATTACATTTTCCGAAAAAGTTATTACTTCTCTTAAAAATAAAGTTAAGGAACATAACGAGAAGCACTCTAAAAAAGTCACCCTTGGCCAACTAAAGAAAATTTATCGTCGTGGCGCTGGCGCTTTTTCTTCCAGCCACCGTCCCGGAAAGACTAGAGGTCAGTGGGCTATGGCTCGCGTTAATATGTTCCTTAAAATGGTTAAGGGAGGTAAAGTTAAAAAGTCTTACCGTGCTGCCGATCAAGACGTAGCAAAAGGATCTGAAGAGTATTACCTTGAAAAAGAGGGGGAAGCTTTTATTGATTTTGCTGATATTGAGTTTGATATCGCCCACCTTGATCTAGTTATGGCTGGGGCTAATGAGTGGGAGCAAGATGATTCAACAGAAGATCTTGAATACACAGAAGCAGAAAAGAAAACTTTAAATAAGCCTTTCCGATTAAAAGACGGCAAAAAAAAGTATGGGGTTTATGTAAAAAATCCAAAGACTGGCAATGTGATTATGGTTAAGTTTGGTGATCCTAACATGGAAATCAAGCGGGATGATCCAGCTCGTCGTCGTAGCTTTAGGGCTAGACATAAATGTGATACAGCTAAAGACAAAACGACCCCTCGTTATTGGAGTTGCAGGTTTTGGTCGAAAAAGCCTGTCAGTAAGATGGTTTCTAATGAAGTCCTAGCTTGGGACGAAGAAGAAGTTTATAGTGAGTGGGTTTGGGATGATGAAGGTTTTGCTGACCATCAAGATTTATTAAACGCCTTCCCTTTCTTGGAGAGCGTGCGAGAAATCATTGAAGAAGAAGAGATTTAGAGTATAATCCTGCATGGCCAATTGCCCTGCAAAAGATCTATACTTTGTCCATATACCTAAAAATGCTGGCTCCTCCATTGAAGAAGTCGGTCTAGATCATGGCATAAAATGGGGCAAAGAATTCTTTAATCAAAAACTTTATAAATTTTTTTTAAATGGCAAGCTTGTAAGTTTAGCTCATTGGCATTTACCGTATGGAGTAAGAAAATACGATAGAGCGCCAGATAAATGCTTCTGCGTAGTGAGGAATCCTTACGAAAAGATTGTCAGTAGCTATAATTATCATAGCCGAAATTTTGCACAGATCCAAAAATTAACTCTTAATGAGTACATAGATGAAGCTTTAAAATCTTTCTTTATTAATGAGTTCAGTCTTGACAATCATCAAAGACAGCAGAGTGAGTTTGTCTTCTACAAAGGAGAAAAAGTCATCAAAAACATACTGAGATTCGAAAACATCTCAAAAGATTTTAAAAAGCTGACAGGCTTAGAGCTGTCTAAAAAAGTTAATTCTTCACCTGTTGGTTCTTGTACGATTGAAGATATTTCAGATAAGAATATCCATCTTATCAATTATTTTTACCACGAAGATTTTGAAAATTTTGGATACGAAAGGATAATCAGACATTAGCATGAGGGATACTATAGCAGTTTACGCTCTTTGGAGAGATAGCGAGCCGCATATTCAAAGGACTCTTTCTCAATTAGAGGATTTAGAGTCTCTTGACTATAATTTTGAATATTATTTTTACGAGAATGACTCTAAAGATGATACCGTTATTATCTTAAATAAATGGCTAAAAGGTAGGTTTGGAAAGTTTTCTCACGAAACACTATCGGCTAAAAAATTTGGCAGTGTTGCAGATTCAGATAGGATGTTTTTACTGTCTGAATCCAGAAATAAATGCAAAAAACTTGGCCAACATAGCAAATCTAAATATTCCCTTTTAATAGATTCTGACATTGTATTTGACAAACATAATTTAGAGCTTCATTTACAGGATATAAACAGGCTTTCTAATGTAGCTATGGTTACACCTAATGTTAGACAGGATATACCAGATTTAGTTTATGGAGATTCTGAAGATTCATATTATGATATATTACCTTTTTGGGATAGATTCAAATCAAACGGTTTAGCTTGGGCTGATTGTCCATTTAGAAATGGTATAGATAAAATGAATTGGTCTTTAGGCGAACCTATAAAATGTCTTTCTGCTTTTGGTGGTTTTTGCCTAATAAAAAGTTCAATTTTTAATAAAGTTAAATGGTCAACATCTGGAAATTCAGAACATATAAATTTTTGCCAAGAAATTAACGACTTTGGTGATATCTATATATGCCCTAAAAATACAGTAAAGACATATATCGCTGATTCCGATAAAAATATTAATATTTTTTCTAAGATAGCTTATCAAAGATTGATGAATCCCAATCATATAAATTTTGAAATTTTTACGCCAAAAGATTACTCAGATTTAAGTAGGATTAATAACGCTAAAGATAGAACATCTTTCTTAAAATCTCTTTTTCTTAAGAAGAGTGCGACCCAAGCAGAAAAACTTAAAATTTTAAAAAATAGCTTTAAGGGATTTAAATCCACTTTAATTTCTTGTGGGCCTTCATTAAGCGATCAAGACGAAGATAAACTTAAGGAACTGCTAGGATCGACGCTTGTATTATCAATCAAACAAAGTTTTGACTTATTTTCTGAGTTTGTAGATTTTCATTTCTATAACTGTGCTAATTACAAAAAATATGATTACTCAAGATATAAACCAATAGTTTTTGAGGCTTCTACCGTTGTTGGCGGCATAGGCAATGCTGATCTTTTATTTAAAATACCGCAAGGTATGGATTATGATAAATCCCTATGTCGAGAAAAAAACATAAATGATTGGACTTTGGAGAAAGAGCCTCACAATAGGTGTTATGGACCCGGGATATTATATGAGATTGTTCTTTTCGCCGCGCATCATTTAGGCGTATCAGAAATAACAACAATAGGTTGGGATAACAAATTAATAAATAATGGGCATCCAGATAAACAGCATTTTTATGACAAGGATAAAGGTTCTAATGATAACTGGATACAAAACAATAAAGTTTCAAGTAGTAGCCACTCTTCGAACCTTTTAGAATTTGAAGCAAAAATAACTTCTGATTTTATCATTGACTTTTCTAATTGGCTATTGCAAAATGACTGCAAGTTAAAAATCGTTTCAAAATTGAATCCAGCACCAGAATACCTAAAAACGAATTTATGAAAAACATTTTGAATAATGAAAAAATATTAATCACAGGTGGCACAGGCTCTCTTGGTAAGAAGTTGGTTGAGAAGCTTCTTGTAAAAAATAAAATAATTATTTACAGTAGGGATGAAGGTAAACAAGCTGCAATTTTTAACGATGAAAAAAATGTAACCAAGGTTATTGGTGATGTAAGAGATTTTGACAAACTCAATACAACATTAAAGATACATAAACCAAATTACATTATTCACGCTGGCGCGTTAAAAAGAATTGACGACATGGAGTTTCATCCAGATGAATGCATCAAGACTAATGTTAATGGAAGCGATAATGTCGCTAGGGCAGCTATTGAAAACGATGTAAAAAAATGTATCCTTGTGTCTACAGACAAAGCTTGCCTTCCTGTCAATGTTTATGGTTCTAGCAAGTTCATAGCGGAGAGGATTTTTACGAATTACGATTACAATTCTACTTCAACTATTTTCGCCTCCGTACGTTACGGCAATGTAATTGCCTCAAGAGGTTCATTCATTCCTCTATTTATGGACTGGATTGAGAGTGGTCGTGAAATTAAATTGACATCTGGGTCGATGACTCGTTTTCTTTTTACTCTAGATGACGCAGTAGATGCCGTTCTCGGAGCTTTAATTAACAGCAAAGGTGGAGAGGTTTTTGTCCCTCAAATCGATTCGTACACTCTACCTACATGCATAAAGGCTTTAGAGTTATTGTGTGACAAAAAAGCAAAGACTAAAATCGTTGGCCTCAGAGCTGGAGAAAAGCTTCATGAAGACATGCTAGCTAAAACAGAATTAGGTTTTACTTTTCAGGTTCCAAATCAAAACCTTCTTCAAATACGCCCTCAGTATACTAATAAAAATTATCAAGATTGGGAAAAGTATAATGGTCCAGAGTTCAATTCTTCACTTTGGGTTAAAGACAACATTATAGAGTTGGCTGATTTAATTAAAAGGGGTATAAATTTATAATGAAGGTTTTTGAGTGTAGTTTTTCAGAAGAAGAAATAGAGATTCTTAAGCCAGTCATAAAAAATGGCGAACTCGGCTTTGGTCCGAATGTGTCAAAGCTTGAGGGGGATTTTGCGAGATTCTCTAAAAAACGTCATAATATAGCAACTAACTCAGCTTCTGCATCTGCTTTTGCAATTTTTCATTACTTAAAAAAAACCTATGGTGAGTGTGACATTTATACTCCATCTTTAGGTTTCGCTTCTCCAGCTTGGGCAGCAAAGCATCATGGGCATAATATTATTTGGGTTGATGTAGATGATAATTTACTTTTTGATGTAAATGATTATAGAAAAAAAAGGCAGAAGCGTTGTGAGAGATACACTAATGAGGGAGTCATCCCTGTTGTTATGCCTATTTTGTATGGTGGAGTTTCTACTATTGAAGGGTTTGATTCGATAAGGTCTGATGGGTATCGTGAGATTATTGTTGTCGATTCTGCTCACTGCGTTACCCCCACCATAGATTCTGATTTCACTTTCTTTTCATTTCATCCTTACAAGCCTATATGCTCCTCTGACGGTGGAATGATTTCTGTAGATTGTCCAGAAGCTTCTGATTGGTTCGCTAATTATAGGAACTTCGGTAGAAGCAGTTATATGGGTACATATGATATTACCCAAGAAGGATTTAAGTTTTACATGAATAATCTTAATGCTTCAATAGCGCTACTCAGCCTTTCTAAGTATGATGAACTTTTGGATATTAGAAAGAGTAATTATAGGAAATTGACCAATGTGTTACCTCAAGATAAGTTTTCTTCTTTTTATTTTGCTACAAGGTTGAGCGATGATGCTAATAAATTTAATTCTGAATACAAATTAGCTAGACATTACCCCCTACTCCATCATAGTAAATATTTTAGAGATGGGTCCACACTGCCTAATACGGAAAAACTTCACAACAAAATAACAAATCTACCATTATGGAAACTTTTATAATAGCTGAAGCGGGAGCTAATCACGATAGAAATTTTGATCAAGCTATTTCTTTAATTGATATTGCTGCGCGATCAGGCTGTAATGCTTGCAAGTTTCAAACTTACTCTTCTAAAACTTTGTACAGTAAAAATTCCCCTGATTTTGCTGGATATAAAAACATAAACAAACTGATCGAAAGTCTAGAGCTACCTAGAGAATGGCAAAAAGATTTAAAAAATTACTGTGACGACAAAGGTATTGAATTTATGTCTACACCTTTTGACGAGAAGGCTGTTGATGAGTTGGTACACTTAGGGGTGAAACGTCTAAAAATATCGGGATTTGAATCTACAGATTTACGATTTGTGGAAATGGTAGCTTCAACTGGGTTACCTATTATCATATCTTTAGGTATAGGTTTTGATATTTCTTATTGGGGTTTATATGTTGAAATATTTGAGAAATACGATAATCATGTAACAGTTCTTCATTGCAATAATGCGTACCCCACCCCCCCAGAGGATGTTTTTCTAGATTCGATAAAATTACACTTAAAGAGGGTTGATCAAGTAGGTTTTTCAGACCACACCACTTCTCCATTTACTCCTTCTTTAGCTGTAGCGTCAGGCGCAAAGGTAATAGAGAAGCATTTTACTATAGATAGATCTTTTTCTGGACCAGATCATAAATTTGCATTAGAGCCAGAGGAGCTAGCTATTATGGTAAAGCATGTAAGGTATGCCGAAAAATGCCTTGGTTATAAAAAGGGGTTTTCTAAATCAGAACAAAATTTCAAAAAAGCTATGAGGTCAGTTGTCGCTAAAACAAAAATCAAAAAAGGGGAACTATTTACAGAGGATAACTTGACAACTAAGCGGCCCTACCTTGAAGGCAATGTACCAGCCTCAGCTTGGAAGCATAAACTAAATGCCGTGGCTGATAAAGATTACGATGTAGATGATTTCATTAAATGAATATTTTGTTTTTAGGCTATAAAGATTGCAAGTTATTTGATTTTTTAAATGGCTTATATAATGTCACCCATACCGAAGAAAAAATTAGGACAGAGAGTTGTGAAGATTTTGATTGGGTAATCAGTTTTGGATATAGACATATACTAAAAAGTGATTTTATATCTCGTTTTGATGGGAAAATTATTAACCTTCATATTTCTTACCTCCCTTACAATAGAGGTTGTCACCCTAACGTTTGGTCTTTTGTTGAAGGAACACCCAAAGGGGTGACAATTCATTTAATGGATGAGGGTATCGATACGGGCGATATTCTTTTACAAAAAATTATAGATTTTTCTTATTTTGAAAACACTCTATCTTCCACTTACAAAAAACTTATAGAAGAGATCCAAAATTTATTTATAGAAAATAGCGACGATTTATTGCATAATAGGATCAATGCAATTCCTCAAAGCGGTGAATATTCTCACCATTTTGCAAAAGATTTAAAAAAAATAAAACATTTACTGGTTGATTCTTGGGAAACAAAAATAAATTTAATTATGAATAATAGAACAGATTTAGAAATCATTAGCGATGTTGAAAAAGTTAGAGCCAAAAACAATGTCAATTGGATGGATATCTTACGTTTAGCTTTTACTCATGCACCTAAAGAAGCGAAAGCTCTCATGAGTAAAGTTAATGATCATGACGCTAAGATTTCCGATTTGCTTGCAGAATTATCAACTAATGAAGAAGCCTGAAGACATCTGCCTTCTGATTCAAGCTAGACTTGGTTCCGAAAGAGTCCCTCGCAAAATGATTCGGCCTTTTTATCGTAGCAACTTGGTTGATATCCTTTTCGATAAACTTAAATATTTGAATTCTATTCCCCAAAGTAATATCTACTTCTCCGCTTACGAGGACGAGCTTAAAGAAATAGCCAACAATCATGGTGTTAATATTTTTCACCGATCAGAAGCATCTGCAAAATCCGAAGGGCAACCTTTATCTGAAATTTTCGAATGGCACGACAAATTACCTTTTAAGTATGTTATTTTAATTAGCGCATGTAATCCTTTATTAAAAATTGAAACGATTGACTCATTTATCGAATCCTTTATCAAATCAGAGAAAGAAGGAGCTTTTGCAGTCTTCCCAAAGCAAACTTACTATTGGGATAAAGGTGGCAATAGCCTTACAGACTGGAAGGGTTCAGCAACCATGAACACTAAGTTCGTTGACCCTGTTTACGAAGCAGCTCACTGCTTGTATGCTTCTAGAATGGACATTATTGGGGATGGTTATTGGATGGATACAAAGTCTCCACCAACGCCTCATCTTTTTAAGATGCAAGAGCTTGAGGCTTTTGACATTGATCATGAATGGCAGTTTAAAATTGCAGAACTTCTCTACAAATCCTTATATTTTTCATGAATGTAGCTGTAATCTCTAAAGATAGACCGTGGACAAAAAAACTGTTAAAAAAATTAGATAAATACAATCATAAAATCATATGGTTGCAGGAATTATCTGAAGCTGAGATTGATTTAATAAAACCTGAGTATGTTTTCTTTTTTCACTGGTCGGAAAAAGTCTCAAGACGTATTTACGAAAATTACAAATGTATAGTAGTTCACACTGGGTGTCTACCGCAAGATAGAGGTGGTAGCCCAATTCAAAATCAAATATTAAAAGATAAATACATCAGCAGAGTAAATCTAATAGAAATGTGTGAAAAGTTAGATTCTGGAGGAGTCTTCTGCTCTGAGCAAGTATCCCTACAAGGAGACATTAATGATATTTGGGCTTGTATCGCAAGCGTTTCAGCTGACCTTATTGATAAATGCATTAGCGGTGATTTAGAGCCAACACCTCAAACTGGCGATCCACTAACAAATAAAAGGGTATCTAGTAATGTAATTAACTTTGAAAAATGTATAAACTCTATCTATAATCAGATTAGAATGGTTGATAGCGATTTTTACCCGAATGCGTGTATTTTTTTAAATGATTTTAAATTAGAGTTTAGTCGGGCTAAATTACAAAAAGAAGAAATTTTAACTGATGTTAGGATTACAAGAAAATAGTAAGATATTGATCTTAGCTGCTCATCCAGATGATGAGACGCTTGGTTGTGGTTCAACTATATCAAGATTATCCAGCGAAGGCCATGAGTTGCATCTAATGACTTTTACTAATGGCGTGGGAGCAAGAAAGGATAGAGACCAAGAAGACAGAAATAACAAACTTAATGAGGTTTGCAGTATTTTAGGGATATCGTCTTTTAATCATGGAGATTTCCCTGACAACGGCATGGATTCGGTTCCGCTTCTAGATGTTTGTAGGTACATAGATAATCACTGTCCGTTTGAACCTGATTTAGTATTTACTCACCATCCAGAGTGCTTGAATATCGACCATACTATTATCTATAGAGCTAGCATTACGGTTTTTAGACCTCAATCAGGTAAAAAGCAAACAATTTTATCTTACTTTGTCCCTTCATCCACTGATTACAACCCAACTTCTACTATGGCTGGTTGTATTCATGTAGACACTAAAGGGTTTTTAGATAAAAAAATTCAAGCTTTGTCGGTTTATGATGAAGAAATGAGGCGATACCCACACTCAAGAAGTTATGAAAATATAAAAAATTTATCTTGCGTTTGGGGTAGTGAAGTTGGCTTAGAGCATGCTGAAAAATTCAAAATGATTAGATCCATAATTTAAGCCCGTGTAGTAAAAAAACAGTTAGCGCATTAAAAATATGAATACGCATATGGTGGATAAGCTTTTAGTCGTAGGAACATCTAGTTCCATAACCAAATATGACAAAAGTTATTTTGAATACAAAAAGAAAGAAGGCTATAAAATAATTTCTTATTCGGGAAATTCATTAGTGTATATGTACGATGTAGGCTTTAAACCTGATTTGTTTGTATTCTTTGACCCCTACGCTTATGTAATGGGTATTGAAAACATGAGCGACGATAAATCAAACTGGTTAAAAAACACAACTTATCTTGGATACGATTTCTGTTCTTTTGAAAACCTTTTAAAAACAAATGAACATCTAAATGGCTCAAAAAGTTTTGGATTTACTGATTTTTTGAGTAATAGTAGATCTATAGACCTATACAAATCTCATCCACCACGCGACACATTTAAAAATTGTATTTTTGAGACTCCGACTATAGTTAATTACGATAGTATAAAAAATTTAAATCTTTCTAATCGCCTCTACATGATTAGAAATCACTCAAATGAATTAGATAAATTCACTTACTACCTCCTACCCCTTATCCTTTACTTCTTTAAAGCCGTAAAACATCTAGAGTTTGTGGGTTTTGGCACTTTTTCAGAAAATAGATATAAAGGTGGTCGAGGTTCTTATTCTAAATACATTCAAGCTTATGACAAAATCATCCCGTATTTAAAACAAACAAAAATAAATACGAAAATTTCTATATCTTTAGAAGATAATAGTTATTTTAAACAAGTAGAAAAAATCTTTAAATGAAAAAAGTAATCATCACAGGAGTCACAGGTCAAGATGGCAGCTTTATGGCTGATTACCTCTTGAAGAACACTGAACATACGATTGTTGCTGGTGTTCGTAGGTTAAGCGTCAAGAACCATAAGAATATTGCTCATTTAGTAGGCAATCCGCGCTTTAAGCTTATTGATCTTGACGTTGCAGATCAAGCTAACACAGATATAGTAATAGCGGAGGAGAAGCCAGATTACTTTATTAATTTTGCTGCTAATTCTTTTGTGGGTATAAGCTGGAAAATGCCAGTGAACCACATGGAGACTAACGCTATGGCAGTTTTGTATCAACTTGAGGCAATACGCAAACACTGTCCCGAATGTCGATACTATAATGCTGGCTCCTCAGAAGAGTTTGGAGACGTTTTGCATTCTCCTCAGTCAGAGTCTCACCCTTTGCGCCCAAGAAGCCCGTACGGAGTCTCTAAGGCCAGCGCGAGGCATATGGTGAAGGTTTGGAGGGAGTCTTACGACCTGTATGCTATTCAAGGTTGGTTATTCAATCATGAAGGCACTCGTCGAGGAGAAGAGTTTGTCACTCGTAAAATCACAAAGAACGTAGCTCGTATTCAAAAAGAATACGCTAGCGGAGACTTTAAACCTCTAGAATTGGGCAACATAGATGCCTTGCGAGACTGGAGTGACGCTGAAGATTTCGTCAAAGGTATTTGGTTGATGCTTAATCAAGAAAAGCCCAAAGAATATGTTCTTTCTTCAAATGAGACTCATAATATTCGTGAGTTTGTCGAGGAAGCTTTTAATTTTGCTGGTTTTGGTTTTGAGAAGTGTCGTTGGGATGGTCATGGAGTTAATGAAAAATACATGCATGAAGATAAAATTTTAATGCAGATTAACCCAGAATTCTATCGTCCTGCTGAAGTACACTTGCTTTTAGGAGACTCTTCGTTAGCAAGAAAGGAGCTTAATTGGAATCCTCAAACTGATTTTCTTGAATTAGTCAGGAAAATGGTTGCACACGATATTGATCTATGCTAGGATAACTTTATGCCAAGAGGTAAAAAGCAATGCCCTAGCTGCGAAGATTTAGTCGCAACTAGGGCTTCTTGTTGTGGTTGTGGCCACATCTTTACAAAAAAGAAAGTTGGCGAATCTAAAAAGGCAAAACCTAAGACTGCCAAACCCAAGATAAGCAAAATAGACATCTTAAAAAGGCTAGTTGAAGACCCCAAAAATAATAAAAGGTTTTTTTATGCTAGGGAGATGAAGATGCTGAATGATTTAGTGGATCTCTATTCACTTGAATTCATGAATGTGGTCAACCTCGGTAGGAGATTTGAATCCTTAGCTTACTTTAAACATTCAAAAGTTAAGGAGAAGCTTGACAGGAGGTTCAGAGAGTTTAATTATGTGACAGACAAGTCACGATACCCCGAATATAATCTAGGTGAAAAAAGCGGCGAAGATCGATTCGTCAAGAGAAAGAAGAAAACAGTAAAAGACTTTTTAGAAGAAGAATAATATGGCTAATAAAAAAACAATAGGAACACTCGACTCCAAAAATCTAGTTGGTAATTTTTTGAAGAATAATAAAGAAGATCACTTCAACTATGAAGAGCAGGTAAACTACAGGGTATCAAGCGGATCTCTGGAGTTCGATCATCATCTTGATGGAGGCTTTGGCCCCGGGTTGCATAGGTTTGTCGGAATGAATGAAGGGGGGAAGACTTCAGCCTCTTTAGAAGTCATGAAGAACTTCTTAAAGATGCCTAAATCAAAAGCAGTTTATTTCAAAGCGGAAGGAAGGCTTTCTGACGAAATGATTAAGAGGTGCGGAGTAAAGTTTGTCTCGACTCATGAAGAGTGGGAGGAAGGGACATGCTTTGTATTTGAGTCCAACATTTACGAGACTGTAGTAGATTTAATGCGCCAGTTAGTCTCCTCAAATGAAGAGAAAAATAAATATTGCTTTGTGCTAGACTCCGTTGATGGCTTAATTAAGAAAGCCGATAATGCAAAAACATTTGAAGAGTCTTCTCAAGTAGCTGGGGGCGCAAACATTGCTGCTACATTTATGAAGAAAATGTCAATAGCCCTTGGTAAAAGGGGTCATATGGCAATCTTCGTTTCTCAGGTTAGAGCAGATATCAAGCTAGACCCATATTCAAAAGCTCCCGTTCGCCAGACAACTGCGACAGGTGGCAATGCTCTACTTCACTTCGCAAACTGGATCATTGAGTTTGAGCCTCGATTCGGTGGGGATCAGATACTACTTAATCCATCTGTAAAAAAGATGGACCCAAAGACTAATCCAGCTATTGGGCATTATGCTAAAGTCGTTGTAAAAAAATCTCCAAACGAAAAGACTAATACTCGGATATCTTATCCGATCCGTTATGGAAGAACTGGCGGCAATTCAATCTGGGTAGAGAAAGAGGTTGTCGGAACTCTTGAAGCTTGGGAGTTCATTAAAAAGGCTGGAGCTTGGATTTCTATTACAGAAGACTTCAGAGAAGTCCTTTCTGAAGGAGGCTTTGAGCTTCCTGAAAAAGTTCAAGGGGAGAATAAGTTATTCTCTTTGATTGAAGATGACTCAGCTCTCTGCCAATATCTAGTAGCGTACTTTAAGAAAATGTTCAGCGGCCAAGAATGAAATTTTACTCTACAGACGGCAAGTTAAGGAACCTCAAAAACCCCAGAAAATATCACATAGATTGGGAGGCTTCTAGCCGAAGCAAGTTTCAGAAAAACGTAAAAGACTTCCTTTATCCATACTGGAGTACTGATATTGTTTTTGAAGAGTTCAGAGTAGTTGGTAGCCGATTGTCATTAGACTTTTACAATGCTAATAAAAAAATAGCCATTGAAGTTCAGGGCGCTCAACACACGAAATACGTCAAACATTTTCACAAGAACAGATTTAAGTTTTTAGACCAACTGAAAAGAGATCAAAAAAAGCTCGACTTCTGCGAGATGAACGATATAAAACTGGTAGAGATATACCCCAATGACACTGTAGATCAGTCATTTTTTGAAAACCAAGACATTTACTTATGAACCAAGATGAAGAAGCATTCTCAATCCCAAGCGGATTCGTGGAGAAACTATACGAAATTTCTGGAGACTCCGATAAGCATAAGGGCGTCATTATGATTGCGGCTAACGAATCTGGAGATCCAATTATCTATACCAAATTTGATTCTATGATAACCGAATTAGGTTTAACTAAAGCTCTCAGTCAGCACCTTGCTAGATTAGAAAAAGAAAACGAACAGCCTAATGATCTATAGCTACGAATTAGAAAAACAGCTTTTAGCTGGACTACTAAAAGACCCGCCTTCCCTCATTGAGATTTCTAATTTCATTGGCCATAAGGATTTTTATTCTGAAACCTCTTTTTTACATGCGACTATTTTCAGAGTGATTAAGCAGTCTGTTGATGCGGGGGAGGAGCTAGATAATATCATCTTAGCTCAAAGGGTTAATGAAGTTGGACTAAGCTTTGAAGGGAGTGTCAATGCTGCTGATTACATTAAGTCTCTCGCTATGAGATCTGTCCCTTCAGGGAATCTTACTAAAACAGCGAAGGAGCTTAAGAAGTTCTCTATCAGGAGAGAGATTGTAGAGTCTTCAGATTTGATATCAAAGAAGATGAAAGGGATGGCCCCAGAATCTTCTTACAGAGAGATTGTTGAAACCGCTGATCAGATTTACAATTCCAAGATTAACCTGTTTGATATTGGAAGCGATACTCCCGAAAATATCTATGAAGATATGGAGCATATGATCGAGGAGAGGGGAAACAATCCAATCGAAGAGTTTGGAATGATGGGGCCGCACGATAAAGTGAATGACATCTATGGTTCACTTTTACGCCCGGGTAATATCACTGTTATTGTTGCTCGTTCTGGAGTTGGTAAGACTCAGTTCTGTATGGATTACGCGACTAAGGTCGCACTAAAATACAATGTCCCAGTTTTACATTTTGATAATGGCGAAATGAGCAAAGAGGAACTCATCATGCGTCAGTGTGCGGCTCACTCTGGAGTCCCAATGCATCTCCTTGAAAGTGGTAAGTGGAGACAAGCTGGGCAGGATGTGGTTGATAAAGTTAGATCTGTATGGCCAAAAATAAGTAAATTAAAATTCTATTACTATAATGTGGGCGGAATGGATGTTGACGTAATGATCAATACTCTTAAGAGGTTTTACTACTCAACTGTTGGCAGGGGAAACAAGATGGTTTTCTCCTTTGATTACATCAAAACAACTAACGACTCTACAGGTAATAAAAATGAGTGGCAGGTTGTCGGTGAGATGGTAGACAAGTTTAAAAGATGCATTCAGAAGGAAGTTCTTGAAAACGGAGACCCAGTTATCCCAATGATCACTTCCGTTCAGTCAAACAGGAGCGGTATCACAACTAACAGAAACTCTCAAAACATTATTGATGACGAGAGTATTGTATCGCTCTCTGATCGAATCACACAGTTCTGCTCCCACATGTTTATCATCAGGCGTAAGACGGAGGACGAGATACAGTTGGAGGGTCAACGGTTTGGCACTCATAAGATGATCAGTGTCAAGTATAGAAGTTTGGGTAGAGACATAGCTGGGGCTATTGAACCAGTCCAAGTTGAAGATTCTCTAAGAAAGAACTTTATTAATTTAGACTTCAATAATTTTAATATTACAGAGCGTGGCGACTTAAGAGATATTGTCGCTGTGCAAAACGGAGATCCAGAATTAGATGACAGTATACCAGATGCACCGACAAGACAAGACAGAGACGATATCCCAGAGCTTGGTTCCTTCTGAAGAGTTTGAGAAGGTTTTAAGTTCAATAGGCTATAAACTTATTGATTGTGGTGATCATTGGAGATCACAAGCTTTATATCGTGATGGAGACAATGCTACCGCTTTAAAGATTTATAAAAATACTGGAGTCTGGATGGACTTTGTAGAGCCTAAAGGGTCTTTACCTTTTGAAGCTTTAATTCGGATGACTGTGGGTGATGACCAGAAGATCTCTGAAACTTTAAAAAAAATTAAAAGTGATAAACTTTACACTACCCCAAAAGTAGACAGGATAGAAATGGAACAAATTTACCCAGAGGACTGCTTAGATAAGCTTTTCCCAAATTACAAATTCTACAAAGATCGTGGGATCTCAGAGGAAACTCAAATAGCTTTTAAAATAGGCTTAGCTGGAGTAGGCAAAATGTACCGCAGGATGGTCTTCCCCATCTACAACCAAGACAACCATATTATTGGTTTCTCTGGTCGAAAGATAGACGAGGGTAACGATTACCCTAAATGGAAGCATATCGGCAAAAAGAATACTTGGGTTTACCCCGCATGTATTCAAGAGAATGAGTGTGGTGCGGAAATTGACCGTTTGAGTCAAGTCATCTTGGTTGAAAGCATAGGCGATGCAATGGCTCTATATGACCAAGGCGTTAAAAATGTCTTAGTATTGTTTGGGCTTTCGGCTAGTCCTAACATTATTAATTATTTGTCTAGTAAAGTTTTAGATGACATTTACATTTCAACTAATAATGATTCTAAATCCTCACAAAATAGAGGGTTGATAGCCGCGATCAAGAATTACCTGAAGCTAGCAAAGTATTTTGATTTAGATCGTCTCACCATCAAACTCCCTCAAAATGGAAATGATTTTGGAGAAATGTATCAAAGTGGCTATAATATTGACAACTGGCTCAATAGGGATATAGATCAACAAGAGCAAAAAGATTATATTAGTAATTTTGTCTCTAAGAACCAAACCTTATTTACTAAGGCGGAAAGTAAAATGGCCCAAAAAATAAATGACTGATCCTAAAACGCCTTTATCTGCAAGTAGAATTAAAACCGCCCAAGGTTGTTCTTGGTTGTATTGGTGTAAGTATAAGCTGAAGCT